GGTCGCGGAGGCCGGGTCGAAGTTGGCGAGCAAAGCGTCGGCTTCTGCGCGAGACATGCGCACCCGGTACTCAACGTGCTCTGTGCCCGCGTCGTCGTAGATGCCTTGCTGGACGTCATAGACAAGCATCTCAGCTCCAACGCATGATGCGGATTTTGCGCCAGACAGCGACGGCATCCTCGACCCAGAACATAGGCTTGGGAGGCGCCGCGGGAAAGGTCAGGCTCGCAGAAGTCCAGGTCGATACGGGGAGGGAGAACCGCCGGGGGCCAAACCCAGAGCCGGCCGGGTTCGTCGGGAGCGAACCGGCGTGCATATACACAGTCTGTCCACCGGGGCCGACAATCATGGCCGCGCTGTAGTTGCCCGAGAAGGCCGTGGTTCCCGAAGATACCGCAGTGCCGATGGTAGAGGCGGAGTTGTAGTATCGGGGTGCGATTGCGTAGGTTGTGCCCGCAAGTGACCACCGGCCGCCGAAGTTGTGGTTTGCGTTGACGTTGGCGTTGGTTGTGGCGCAACCGGCAATCAGTGTGCCGCCAGAGATCATCGAGGTAAAGCCGAACTCGGCCATAACGGCGATCGTATCTGTGTCGAGACTGACCCCGAGAGTAGCCCAGTCGATGATCACGAACGCCGACCGGATGCCGCCCGCCGACCCGGAGAAGATGACGCCGGAGCCGTTGGTTGGCGTCAGGCTTCCAGTCCCGGAGCCGAAGATGGTTTTGAGCGTCAGGAACGCAGCACCACCCACCGTCAAAGACACATCACCACCCGTCGTCGTGACGGCAGCCGCAGTGTCTACGGTCGTCAAGTCGTACTCAATGAGCGACGACCAAGCCGGGGCCACAGGCGGAACCGGCGGGCTTGGAGTCGGGGCTACGTCGGGGAACACCGGGACGATCGGCATCTCAAGTCTCCGACCACGTGACGCAGCTCTGCGCGAAGTCGGCGCTGCCGGCGTCGACCTTGGCGAAGAGGTACACCGTGCCACCACCGAAGATCTGGAAGATGGGGATGTCCACCTTGAACGCAGCGCAGGCGCTGTTGGCGGTCGTGATGCCCGGCGCCAGCGTGGCCTCAGTGTCCGGGACCAGCGTGAAGTCGCCGTTCGAGTCGAGGCCGAGCCGGATCGTGACCTTGGTTGCAGTCACAACGTTGGTCAGGCGAAGGTGGATGCCCTCCACGCGCCCTTGGAACGGGCCGCCGCTGAGGAACGGAACTTGACCGGCCAGCAGGTCATGCGTGTGAACGTCCGCCGTGGCGAACGATGTGCCCAGCGCGGGCGCCACGTTGGGCGCCTGCACGCTGTCGTGAAAGAAGCTGCGAATCCGTGCGGGCATGTCCCCTCCAACTGAGCGGCGACGGGCCTATCGTATCTCACGCTGCGCCTGTTCGAGCGCCCGCTGCCGTATATCTTCGGGTCGCTGGCTGCGCAGGGGCGTCGTGAGGCCGATGTAGTAGAACACCGGGTTGGCTGCCGCCCGGTACTTGGGGTCGCCGCCCTCTTCCCACACGCCGCCGGCCGCCAGCGTGCGCGCGACGTCGGTGCTGGTACGCGCGAGCCGCAGTTGCGTTGCTGCGAACTGGAGCAACTGGAAGCGCCGGTAACCCTCGCGCGATGTGAACTGGTACTGCGCCCCACCCGCGAACGTCGGCGCACCAGCGCGGCGCCGCTCCTTGTCGGCGGGCGCCATCGGAACCTGCTCGATGTCGCAGTAGTCGCGCACCACCGTCCACATCGCAGGGTTGCTGCGCAGCGCCGATACCCAATCGTCCGGCACGAGGCGCCCGATCGCGCCAGCTCCACCCGTCGTTGCAGCCGCCACGCCGACCTGTAGCAGCGGCTGAATCTGCTGCTCCAGCACGCCCTCCACGAGCCGCCCCGTCAAGTCCACCGGCTCGCCCATGCCCGGCAGCACCGACGCCGCCACCTCAGACGCGAAGCCGACGAGGCTCAGCAGGTCGCCGTACGCCTTGAGCATCGGGTTCTGCGGCCCAGCGAGGTACGCCGGCACCATGTCGTACGTGCCCGCCGGCACCGCGAACACGCGCATGCGGGCGCTGTCCTCGCCGTACGCCCACGCGCCCGCCTGTTGCTGCTGCCGGTACTGGAGCCGAGCCACCCGCAGGAATGTCTCGGGGTCGCGCGCGAGGGCGCCCAGCATCTCCTTGGTGCTCGCCATCTGGAAGGACGCGAACAGGATGTAGCGGTTCACGCTCTGCCGGATGGCGTCGGGGATGTCGCCGTAGTCGAGCACCGACGCGCGTGCGAGCGCCGCCGCCTGCGCCTCTGCCATGCCGTCGCGCAGGGCGCTGGCGAAGGTGGCCTTGCGAAACATCAGGTCAGTCTCGATGGCGAACCGCATCCACAAGCCGGTGCGGCGCGGGTCCATCTCAGCCAGCGCCTGCGATACCCAATCGGCGCGGCGCAACTCAGTCGAGGCCATCACCCGCGCCTCGCGGAACAGGTCGAGCATGAAACTGGCGCTGGCGTCGACGTCGGCAGCGGTCGTGTAGATGTTCGCCCGCTGGTACGCGTCCTCCAGCATCTCCTTGGTCCACTGCCGGCCGGCAACGTCCTCGAAGAGCACCATGCCAGCAGGGCGCGGCGTCACCATGTCGATGAGCGTGCGGGGCACCTCGGCCAGCGCGGCGCCCGTGCGCGCACCGCCCAACGTGCTCAGCATGATGAGCGGCGCCGTCAGCAGGTTGACGCCCAGGTAGCGCCCGTTCGGGATCAGCGGCAGCGGCACCACCGTCTGCAACGCGGCGCCCGCTGCAAGCAGCCCCTGCGACGCCATCTGCTTGCTGAACGCCAGCCCCTCCAGCAGCAGGTACATCGCCAGGTCGCCGGCCTTCTGCGCCGCGATGAGGTTGCGCGTCTGGTAGTCCTCCAACTTGGCGATGAGCTGGCCTGACGCCGCCTGCACCTCCAACTTCTGCAACGCCTCTGCGAAGTCGCGGCCCACCGCGAGCACGCCGTCAGCGTTGATCTCGGCGCCCAGGAACTGTGCCAGGATGAAGTCGTTGTCGTCCTTGCTGATCGCGCGCGCCGTCGAGAAGCCGTACCCGCGCATCGTGTTTCGCAGTTGCTCTGCCATCGGCAGCGCCACCGCCTCAGTGATGGCGTCGTCTACGACGTCAGCCAGCAGCGCCGCCACATCGTTGCGGTCGCCGCCCGTCGACGCGTCCTTCACGAGCTGCCACACGGCGCGCCCCGCCGGGTCGCCCGGCGCCGGCTGGTCCCACACGCGCCCCAGCCCGCCCAGCACCGCCTCCACGAGCGTTGCCCGGTTGCCGCTGGTGCCCGTCATCTGCATGGCGCGGAACGTCGTCATGTTCGGGTAGAGCGTGCCCTCGCTCAGCATCCGGCTGAACGTGCTCTCCAGAATCTCCATGCGTTCGGTCTGGTTGAGGTTGCGCAGTCGCAGGTTGATGTACCGGTCGATCTCGGCCACCAGCGGCACATCACGCTGCGCCGCCACCCCGCGCACCCCGTAAACGTCCGCCACGAGCGAGGGCGCCGCGATGCGCTCTGCCGCCTCAGCCTGGATGTCGGTGCGCCCGCTGATCGCGGTCAAGCGCTCCACCACCCGGCGCAACGCGTCGAGGCGCACTTCACCCAGCCGAGCCAGCGTGTCCGCCTGCCAGTTGGGGTTGGGCACAAGGTCGACCACCAACTCGGGGTGCGAGCGCATGACGGCGCGCAGCTTGTCGCGGATCAAGGCGCCCTTGTCGGCGTTCATCGCCCAGGAAACCAGCGTTTCCGCGCTGGCGTCAGCAAAGCCCTTACCCGTGAACTTCGCGGCGCCCCGCTCTTCAAGGGCGCTCACCATCTTGCGAAGGTCGGCCACCACCACGTTGAAGTTGTCGACGGTCGGCGGGCGCACCCCGCCCTTCATCGCGTCGATGAACAGCGCCAGAACCTCGTCGGGCGTTGCCTGCGCCGCCTGTGCCTCTTGCAACTGCCGCAGCGCCGCCCGGCTGTTGGGGTCCCGGATCGCAGCGCCCAGGTTGCGGGCGATGTCCTCGCTCAGCGTCTTGCTCGCCGGGTCGATGATGCGCCCCTTGAGCGTGCCGATGAAGAAGCTCTCCATCAGCCGGCCCCACTGCTGCTGGTAGGCGCTCACGCGCGCCGACTGCCGAGCCGTGGCGATGAACGCCTCCTGCGCCGCCTCATCCATCCGGGCGACCAGCCCGAGCACGCGCCCGAAGGCCACGTTGTTGCCCGCTGCGCCGCTCTGGTACATGGCGTACGCGTAGCGCATGGCCTGCGTCGCCTCACGCTCAGGCGAGATGCCGAGCCGCGCCAGCGCTGCGGTAGGGATGGCGCCCACGTTCGCTGCCAGCGCGTCGAGTTGCGCCACCGCGTCGTCGCCCTCGCGCACGAACCGGCGCACGATTGCTTGGTTGATGGCGGCGCCGCCAGGGTTGGAGTCACCACCCGCCGCCGCCTGCTTGCGAAGCTCAGACACCTCGCGGGCGAAGGCGCGGCTGATCAGCGGCACCTCGTCGTGCAGCTCGCTCATCATCTTCGAGAGCGGCGCCGGCGTGGTCGTGTACTGGAAGGACCTGTACCAGTCGGTGAGGCCCCTGCCCAAGGTCGTGCGCCGCGCCCGCTCAAAGGCCGCCGGCAGGTCGAGCGTGGTCGTGGTGCGTACGCCAGCCGCTACCCGCTCCAGCACCGTATCGGCTGCCAGCACCGCGTCGGCAACCTGCCGCATGCGGTCGGAGATGGTGCGCCGCGCCTCGAAGCGGCCCTCGGCAACCTCGATGCCGGGGCGCTGTGCCAGGTCGAGCTGGCGCCCTTGGAACACCGCCGGCCGCGCGCCCGTCAGCGAGCGCCACCGCGACTCAGCCAGCGTGTCGGCCACCCACCGGTACTCGCCAGGGTTGAGCGCCATCACACCGCGCCCAGGCTGGAGCCGCGCTTGCAAGTCGAGCGCCACCGGCAGACGGCGCTGCACCCCGCTCGAAGCGCTCAGCGCCTCCCGCACCGCCGCCATGTTGACGGCGCCCGGCGCGTCGCCCATGACCTCGGCCACCGCCGCACGGATGCCCGCCGCCTTGTCGGGGCTCCACAACCGCCGGTCGAGCATCAGGCGGTCGCTCACCATCACCATGTCGTCGGGCGCCAGGTTGCCCAGCACATCCTCGGCGCCGGTGGAGATGGCCCGCGCGAGCGCCGCACGGTACGCCCCGGCGCGCTCCAGCTCGGTGCGCGTGCGCTTGAGGATGCGCGGCGCCAGCCGGAACTCGGCCGCCAGCGGGTTGCGGTAGGAGCGCCCCAGGCGCTTGGCCAGCGTCTGCGAGCCTCCCGCGATTGTCTCGTCAGCAAACGAGAACGCGGTGCGGAGGAACGGGTTGCGCGTCGCCAGAGGGATGGAGCCAGCGCTGTCTGCCACCCGCTTCATGCGCGTCAGGAAGTCGCGCGCCATGTCGGGCGTGAGGCCCCCACGCGTGCGACGCGCTGCGTCCTCAGCGCTGCGGAGGATGGGCGCGTAGGGCGAGCCAGCAAGCCGCGCCGCCGCCTCAGGGCCGGCGCCATCCAGCAGCACCTCGCGCACAAACCGGGCGGGCTGCGTTGCCAGCTCACGGTTCAACTCGCCACCGGCGAACGCGGCGCGCTCCAGTGTCGGCACTTCGGCGCCCAGCCGCCAGTCAGCCACCGCCTGCTCAAGCGCCCCGCGCTGCTGCATCGTCAGGAAGCCGGGGTCGGCCGTGTCGAGGCCGGCGCGCCGTAGGATGTGCGCCCCGCTGCGCGATGTGCCGGCCAGCGCCTGCGCCTGTTCGATGGTCGGCTCCAGCTCTTGCAGAAGGTCCTGCACCGCGTAGGGCGTGGCGACCTCAGCCGCCAGCGTGTCCGCCGCCCGCTTCTTGACCTCGGCCGAGCGCGTCAGCGCGTCAGACCACTTCACCGGCTCTTGCCCGGCGCTCACCAGCAGGTCGTTCGCTGCGCTCTGGAGCCGCACGGCGCGCCCCCATTCCGCTGGCGATGCCGCCTTCGCTGCCACCTCGAACGCCGCGTCAACCTCATCTGCGACGTCGAGGGCGCGGCCCGCCGCGCGCGTCACCCCGCGCCCGATGGACGCGACGCCCAACGGCGTGGCAGGCACCAGGGCGCCGAGCACAAGCGCCGCCAGGTCCGTACCACCGAAGCTCTCCCCCGCTACTGCGTCGACGGCCGGAACGCTGCGGAACTCGTCAATGAAACCGCGCCCGCGCGCCGAGCTGAGCGCGACGTCGGCAAGGAAGCGGCCGGTGTACTCTGCCGTGCGCTCGCCTGCCTTGTCGATCGCCGTAGCGCTGTCGCGGTCGACTGCCTGGAACGGGCGCGGCACGAACTGGAGCAGATTGCCGAGACTGACAGACGGCTCACCATCACCCTGGGGCAGCAGGAACGGTTGCCCCGCGTAGCCCGGCGCCACCCGCTCGATGCCCTGCTCGACTGTGCGCGCGAACTGGTCTGCCAAGCTGTCCGGGTTCTGCAACTCGCCGCGCTCGTCGACCTCGTAGTACAGCGGCAGCGTGTCGAAGATGAAGTTGCCGGCGCCTGCCTCACTGAACCCAAGGTTGCGCATGGTCGAGGCAAACGCTGTCTCAACGATGCGCCCCGGCTGGAACTCCTGCGTCGCCGCCAGCACCGGGCTCTCTTCCGCCGCCTTGCGTTGGGCCTCGATGCGCGCGCGGTCCTCGGGGCTGGTCGCCTCCAACGTGGTCTGCCGGCGGAAAGACTCGCCCAGCAACTCCAGGCTGCTGGCCTCACGCGCGCGCCCGGTTTCCTCGTCGACCACCAGCGCGGTGCCGGGCAGGATGCGCGACTCGCGGAACAGCCCAGCATCTGAGCTGCGGCGCCCCGCTGCTGTGACCGGCGTCTCGATGCGGCGCTGTGCCGCCTGTGCCTCAGCCTCGATCTCGGGCAGCGTGAACTCGGCCTGCGGCAGCATGCGCTCGCGGGTCTGCCGCGCCGCCTCTGCGCCCTCGATGTAGAACTCGCCGGCCATCGGGCCGGGCGCGCCGCCCACGAGAGACGGCAGAGGCGCGGGTGGCTCAGCGGGAGCCTGCGCGCCCTCGCCTGCCATCTCGCGGAACATCTGCGCGAGCGCAGTGTTGCCCTGCGCCTCGGCCTCTGCCGCGCTCCGCAGGTATACCGCTCGGCTCACCGGGGCACCGTTGCAGGACGAAGCGCGGGCAGCGGAGGCGGCGCGCGCAGCCGGTGCTGGTTCATCTCAGCGCTGGCGCCCCGCAGTATCTCGTCAAGCTCTTCATCGGTCATGCGGTATGGCGGGCCTTCAACCGCTTTGCGAATGTTCACCATCTGCTCGATGGCGTCCCACGTGGGGTTGTTGTACGTGCGCGGCGCGCTGGTGGACGGCTCCTGCACCACCTCGGGCGGGATGTTCTGGAACACGATGCTTTCCAGATCGTCGCCATCAGGTGTGGTCGCTACCGTTCCGGGAGGCGGGTACAGCCTAGGCGATGCCTCAGGCGCGGCAGGCGGCGCTGCTGGTGTAGGCGCAGCAGGAGGCGGCGCCGGTGCAGGCGCTGCGGGCGTCGGAGGGGGCGCCTGCTTTGCTTGCGCCGCCTCTTGTTTGAGCTGCGCCTGCGTCATGGTGGCGCGCCGGTTCTGAGCACCTCGCGTTGCGTAAAAGTAGTCCAGCGCGACATCGGCCCGCTCGTCGTTCTTGAACTTCTTTTGCGCCAGCGCCCGCGCGTAGGTGCCCGTGATGTTGGTCGTCAGCGCAAGGGTGCGCCCGTACTCGGCAGGGTCTTGCGTGAAGCCACGACGGGCCTGCTTCTGTTCTGCCTGTGCGTCGGTGACATCCGCCAGCAGCGCATTTACGCCTTCTTCGCGCACGATCCGCATCGCCCGTGGCACCGTGTCCAGCCACCATCGAGGCTTGTCGGGGTAGTCGCGCGGGTCAAGGAACATGAGCCCCTGAGCGCGTGCTTCACTCTCAAGGAACAGGCGCGCCTGCTCGCGCTCGATCTCAGCCGGCGTGCGCTCTTCGCGCTCAAGGAACTGCTGGCGCGTTTCCCCCTCTTCCGTCTTGAGCTGGGCGACGGACCCGAGCCGCTTTAGGAACTCGTTGTTGAAGTACGGCGCCTGAGCGCGGGTGTAGAGGCCCAGGTTCGCCGCCTTCTCATACGCCGCCTCGCCAGCCTCGAAGCCCTCGCCGTACTCTTCCGGCTTCGCCACGCCATCGTCAGCCAGCGCGTCGATGTAGCGCTGAACTGCCAGCCGCTCGGCCTCGCTGAGCACCGTGTTGGGGTCCACAGCCTGCGTTGCAGCGCCACCACCACCCCCGCCTCCACGCCCGGCGCCGCCAGCGCCCGCCCGCATGCTTAGCGCAAGCTGCGCGGCGGCCTCAGCAAGCTGGTTCTGGTACTGTTGGGCCGCAGGTAGCGGCTCGATTGCCCCCTGCGACGCCGTAAGCGATGCGCGCAAGCTGCTGATGGCCTCGGGAGTCAGCGCGTCTGCCGGCACCCCGTAGACCTCTGCCGCAACCTCACGAGCCACGCCGCTGTTGGCCAACTGTGCCGCTGCCGCAACGGCCTCCATGTTGATGGAGCCGTCACGAGGCTGCTTGATTGGCGCTATTGCGCGGTCCAGCGACGCCGATTGTGCCATAGCAAACTGCCGTTCTGGCGGCAGATTGCGCATGGCATTGGCGAGGTCATTGTTGAAACGAATGGTCGTATCAGACGGTTCCGGCAGCCCCTTGCTGCCCAAGCGGGCGCCGAACATCGGCAGCTCAGTCTGAGTCTCCTGGGCGCGCCCGCCGATATCGCGTGCGATCTGGAGCGCTCTCAGTTGGTCCATCGGGCCGACGCCACCACCACCACCGCCACGCCGACGCCCCGCCGCAGCGGTGGCAGCACGCGCCGCCGCCTCCTGCTGGATCTCAAGCGCGGTCGGGCCGGCGCTCAGCGCCCGCATCATCTGCATCAGCTCGGCGCGCTCCGTGTCGAGCTGCGCCTGGAGCATCGCCAGCCGCTGCTCGTACGGGTTGCGCGCCGCCTCAGCGCTTGCCCGGTCCCACCGCGCCAGCGTCGCCTGATACGGGTAGTAGCGGTAGTAGATCGTCGTGCCCAGCGTGTCCTGCGGGCCGAACTGAAAGCGCTGCGGGAGCATGTTGGCCGACATCAGATGCCCCTGTAGAAGTCAAGGTCGCCGGTTTCCGTTTCAGTCAACGTGCCGCGCGCCTGCTTGATGATCTGCGCCTGCCGCTGCTGCTGCACGCGCGCCTCGATGGCCGGCATCGCCGCCGCGCCACCCGCGATCACACCGCCCGTCAGCGCCTGCGCCACGCCGCCCACCAGCTCACGGCGCCGCTGCCGCTGTGCTTGGTCGAGCGCCGCCATCTCGGCCCGCTGTGCCTCAGCCGCCGCCCGGTTCTGCGCCACCATGTCTGCCGCCTGGGCCGCACGCGCCGACTGCTCGGCCTGCTGCTGCGCCATCTCGTTGAGGAACAGCGCCCGCGCATCCGTCACGCCGCCCTGCGACGCCGCCACCGCCCGCTGCAACCCAGCCGCCTGCTGGCTCCGCAGCCCAGCGCCCCGCTGCGCGTTGTACATCGCCTCCAAGTCGGCGCGCTCAGCGCCGCTCAGCCCGAGCTGGCCTTGCGCCTCCATGCGCCGCAACTCGTCAAGGCGCTCGCGGTCCTCCTTGGTGAAGTACTGCCGCGCGGCAACGGCGCGCCCCACGCCCTCACCGACGCCCTGGATGCCCTGGATGCCGGCGCTGAGTAGAGCGGCGGCGGGAAGGATGCCTACCGACATGCGGCCCCCTCAGAGGTAGTACGCCTCAACGGCGATGGACCAGTTGAACACAACGCTGGACATGACTTGCGAGTAGAACGCCAGCCCGATGCTGAGCCGTTCGCCTGTGCCGAAGGTAACAAGGTGAGTGCCTGCCCTGAGTCCGTAGCCGCTCAAGTTGAACGGGTACTCGGCACCGCCGGGTGATGCAGTCAGCCAGTTGTCCTGATTCTGCCGCACCTCCTGGGCGCGCGAGGTTGACGGCGTGATGACGCCACCTCGCACCACAGCGGGCGCCAGATACACGCGTCGCGCATCAGATGCCGTTGGGTTGGTGCTTGTGGGCACATCGTCGGGACCGACCCATGCCTCTAGCGACCAGTGGTAGAGAGCGCGGCCCGAGCGCCGCGTGTCCAGCTCCAACGATGTTTCCGGCACCATCGCCCACTGCGGATCGCCACCGCGCCCCGTGCCGGCGATGAAGGACGACACGAAGGTCAGCCGAGTGCGCGGGCCACCCGAAGCGTGCCCACCGCTGGTGCCGCTCACGCCGGTTTGCAGCCCAGCCACCGGCTCGTAGTTGGGCTGCTGAATGTGCCGTGTCTCTACCCAGCGGGCGCTGGTCCGCAGGTCGCCGTTGGCCACGCCCTCGTGCAGATAGGCGCGCAGCGCGTCGTCGTTCGAGAGCAGGTCAGCCGCATCAAGCGGGGTGCCGTTGGTGAACGTGACAGGAGGGGAGTAGGCCATCACTGCACCCGGAAGAGTATGCTGGTGATGTTACCCTGGTCGTATTGCAGGGTGCCGGCCACGTTGACGTCGAGCACGGCGAAGTTGGTGTTGGTGTTGCGGTAGGAGTGGTAGATGCCGTGGACCACCAGCCGCAGCCCGTACACGGTGCGCGTGCCGTTGTTGAGCAGCACGTAGTTGATCGGCGCCCCGTACCAGCCAATCGTGCGGTCGAGCAGCGCGCCGGGCGGCGCCTCGCCGTCGATCCAGTTGGTCCACATCAGGTTCCATGCCGGGACGCAAGCGCACCCGCGCATCGTGCTGAGGCTCTGCCCATAAAGCCCGGCAACGGCGACGTTCTGAAAGCCGCCAGCCCCGTCGACCGGCGCCCAGTTGATCAGCGCTGAGCTGGTGATGTCCCACTGGAGCTGCACGATCCAGAAGTGGGCACCCAGCGAAAGCACAGTGGAGCCACCGCCGCCGTCGAGCACATCGTACTGCCCAAGCGCGTCAGGCGCGCTGTTGGCCCAAGGGGTGCCCGTGTAGCGCGGGCGCACCCCAAGGCTGGCGTACACCCGCAGCACGGTGTCGGTCGGCAGCACAAGCCCGCTGCCGCCGTAGCTCAGCACGCTGCCGGCGCCGCCTGTCACCACCGATGGCGTTGCCGGCCCAGCCACCGCGCTGGACACTGATGCCGGCGCCGCATGCAGGATGTCGCCGGTGCCCACCGCTTGCTCGCGCACATCGAGCAGCATGAGCGCGCCGGTGCTGCTGGTCTTGAGGTGCGCCAGGTCGAACGCGCTGTCGCGCGTGTTGAACTGGTCCAGCGCCGCCGTCTGAGCGAAGTCAGTGTACGCAGCGTTGAGCGGCGTGGCGTCCACGGTGTCGCCGGGCGAAACGGGCGCGCGGTTGATGCGGCTCAACGGAACCTCGCGTACGCCGAGAACGTCATGTTGAAGAGATGGTAGCGCATGATTGGCTTGCTCAGGCTCAGGTCGACCACGGCCTCGTTGGCGGTTGGACCAGTCCCGCGCCAGTCCAGCGCAACCTCGTGGTTGCCGGGCGGAAGTTGCACGGCGCCCACAAGCCGGAAGGTCTGAACCCCGTGCGGCACGCCCAGCAGCTCGGCCACTGTCTGCCCGTTCACGCGGCACCGCACAGACAGGTTCTTCTCGTTGTTGACGAGCGTTGAGCCCGCTGCACCGACAATGTGGTCGATGCCGTTGGAGTACCCGGTGCCGATCATCTCAACGATGGTGGAGCCACCACGGTGCGCAGGGAGCGTCAAGGTGGCGAAGGTCTGCCAGCCACCGGTGTAGTTGGCGAAGGTGGCACACGCCCAACCCTCGGCCTCGACGTTGGTGTCGATCTCGGTGTTCTGCTGGCCAGGGTAGGCGAGGCCCCCGTTGACCAGTTCGGTGACGTAGAAGCGGTGCAACGCGCTCGGTGCCGCGATGGTCGACGTCAGCGCGTCGATCGGCATCTGCGTCCGGTCCAGCGACATCATGCTCGAACGGGCGGCGCGCATCTCCGCGTTGAACTGGTCCGCCTGCACGAGCTGGTCAACGCGCGGCTGATGTTGCGTCCATGCCTTCATGCGCGCGCCCCCTCAATGGTGCGGGTGCCCCGCGCTGCGTACTCGACTTCCCAGCGTACCAGCACCAGATCGTCCTGAGTCTCGAACTCGAACGCGAACCACGCGCAGCTCTGCGACGCCACCGCGATGCGAAGCGGAACCAGCCGAGCCTCTTCCCACACCGCGCTGCCAATGACCGCCGTGTCCAGCACCGGCAGCGCCGTCGTGTCCGGCGGCTGCGCCAAGTACGGGCGCTCAATGGTCGGCACCCGCTGGAAGTCCTTGTAGTGTCGCAGCGTGACGTCGACGTTGCCCGTGGTCATCACCCACAGCGTCACGTACTGCGGCTGCTTCTGAATCTGCGGGTCGCCCATGTCCAGCCAAGGCGACTTCCACCGACTGACCGGCGCCGGGGCGTCGGTGTAGACCGGCTCCCCCTGCACCACCGTTACGGTCCCGCCGAGCGCACGGCGCGCCGAGATGACAAACAGACCAGCCGGCGGCGTGGCGCCCTGCCCGGCGCCCTCGATGCCGGTGTGATGCCCGAACACCAGCTCGCCGTTGTACAGCCGGTCCAGCGCGCCCACAGGGAACCCGGAGCGGGTGGAGAACGCGCCCTTCTCGATGTGCCACACGACGCCCAGCGACGGGCGATCGGCGCCCTGCGTGGCGAAGTAGACATGGTACTCACGCGTGCGAGGGGAGTACCGGCCCACCGCACGCGGCAGGCAGTCCGGCGTCATGCTGCGGAAGATGGGCTCAAGGCCCGTGCTGAGGCGCAGCACCTCGAACTGCGAGCCGCCCTGCAAGCCGCCCCGCACAGCGTACAGCCCGTCCACCGCCAGGAACACGACGCCCACGCCCGGCACGACGTCAACCGTCGACGGCGACCGGCAGCTCACCTGATTGCTCAGCGCCGTGACTTGGAAGCCGCTCTCAGGGTCGCCCACAAGGACGTCGATGCCGCCCTCACGGAACACCAGCAGCGCGGTGTAGAAGCTCACCAGCGCCGTAACGCCGCCGGTGCTGTTGCTCAGGCGCACGAAGTTGGCGGCGCCGAACTGCTCAGGCAAGCCGGGCTGCGAGTAGAACAGCGTTGTCGGCTCAGCCACCCCGCCGTCGAGGAACAGGCAGTCGCGGTACACCGCCGAGAACCGCGAACGCGGCGCCGGCAGCGGAACGCTCTGGTCCGGCGTCGGTTCCGAAGCGCCGAGCACCCGGTAGCTGTCGATGACCAGCTCGTCGACGTTGTTGCGGACCTGCATGCAGAAGTACCGGCTCGTGTCGCCCTCGGCCCACGCGTCCTGCGCGTGGTTGTTGGACCGGTACAGGTTGCGCGCTACGGTGCCAGGCGGCCCGATAGGCAGGCGCAGCCCCACAGCGTAGTAGTAGCCGATCGTGCCGCTCTGCTCCCACGCCACCTCGGATGTGCTCGATACCGGGCTCTCACTGCCGGTGTCGCTGATCCACGACACGCTGTAGCTGAACTCGTTTTCGCGTGGCACAACGGGAGGCCCGGCCGACTTGCGAGTCGAGTACCCGATACCAGCCGTGTCCCCCAGCCCGGACGGCAGCGCCGATGCGTTCGCCGGGACCGGCAGCGTCAACGTGTCGCCGCCCCCACGGTAATCAGTGGTGCTGATGCCGAGAGATGCGGACACTCGCAACGGGTCAGGCGGGCGCGGGGCGCCCTGCCAGCCAAGCGTGCGCACACACAGGCTGCTGGCGTTGGCCAGCGTCGCCTCAGCGTCTGAGCCCAGCGGCCACGGGCGCACCATCAAGGGCGCGTCGTAGCCGTTGGTGATGATCAGGAAGTTCTTGTAGACCGCGTACTGCGAGGCCGGCTCAGTGACTGCCGGCACCGCCCGCGCGCTCCGCAGCAACTGCAACGACGGCGCCGCGCCGTTGGCCTCGTAGAACAGGTACAAGGCGCCGCCGCTCTCCAGCAGGATGTGCTGGCGCGCCCCGCCCGCAACCTGCTGGAACACGAAGAGGCTGTCGATGCGCCCGAGCCCAGCGAACGGCGTGAAGCCGGCGCCAGGGATGGGCCGGTAACGCTCGAAGCCAACGCGCGTGCTCCATCCCAGCGTGTCGCCGTCGACCGCCAGGTTCTCCGCGATACTGGCGCCCTCCAGCGGCTGCGGCTGCGCGAGGGTGAGGCCGCCCGCACGCGGGCTCTGGAGAATCTGCCCCTTCACGTATGCACCAGTCGGCCGTACCGGCTGAACGTCGTCGGGTCCGTCGACGTCTGCCAATCGCCCTTCACGATGCGGCGCCCTGGCGTGATGAGGTAGCGGCGCTCCATCTTCAGCAGCTCTTCAGCGTAGCGCCGCTTGAACAACTCAGCCTGTGGCGCGTTGTCGTGCTTCACCAGCAGGTCCGCCAGCGCACGGTACGCCACGATCAGCGCGTGCGCCGTTGGGATGGCAGGAACGTCGGTGTCCTCCACCAGCAGCGGCGGGCGCTGGATGTACCGACACTGGAACGTGTACTGCTTGTCCTGACGCGGGTACAGGCGCACCCGTGCGATGAAGCCGTCGCTGCGCTCCAGGCGCGGCAGCAGCCACACCACCTCGCTCTGCAAGTCAGCCAGCGAGATGCGGAAGGCGCTGACGCCAGATGCCGTGTTGGGGTCCTGCCGGATGCCGGTGTACGGCCACGCGTTCTGCCCCGGCAGGCGGCGCCACTCTTGCAGCCCGATGGTCGGCGCCCGGTAGTAGACCTGCCGGTAGTAGCCCGTCTCGTCGGGGATGCCTTGGAAGTCAAGGTCGAGGCCCTGCGTGTCGCTCAGCGTGACCGTTTGCGTGGCCGTCAACGGGCTGAGCCGAGCGGCGCGGCTGTGCGCCACCGCAATCTCAAGCGTGCGAACGCCCTGCCCCGGTGGCTCGACGGTGGAAACCAGCGTCACGCCTTGGCGCGGCGCCGCCGTGTAGGCAGGGTCCTGCTCGATCCAGTAGTTAGGCAGGTTCACTTCGCCCAGCGGCAGGTTGTACCACTCGTCCTCGTACCGCATCAGCGGCAGGAGCTGGCCAGGGTCGGTGGCGCTCAGCTCTTGCACACGGCGCGAGAGGCCCAGGACCTGCACGCAATCCTGCGGCATGTCGAGGAACCGATGCACCACCTTCGCTGTGCGCGTCGTCGGCAGGCCATCGGTGAACGCCGTCGTCAACCATGCCTGCGTCGAAGTCTCCACCCACGCGATCTCGTAGGTGCTGCCGTTCTCAACCTCAACCTGCATCCCCACCATATCGTTGGTGAAGAACGCGCTGCCCGTCGTCACGCTGCCCGTGGTCGTCGAGAACGACATTGTGGCGCTGCGGTCGGGGTACGCGATGACGTCCGCGACCTTGTTGATGAAGGTCCACGGCTTCTCAGTCACGATGCGCCGGTGCGCCTCGTTGAGCATGGCGTCGACCTGCGCCCGGTACGTCGGGTTCTGCGGGTCGTAGTCGAGGACGTTGGCGACGTAGCCGCGCAGCTCAGCCAGGGTTGCCATGCTCGTGCTCCATCAAGCGAAAGCCCCGCCCCCAGGGAGGCGCCGGGGACGGGGCAGTCGACGCCGCGCTCAGAAGATGGCGAGGACGTAGACTTTGGCGAGGTTGGAGGTATCCGCTTCGGCAGCGATGGCGATGATCGGGCGCTGGGACACGGTGGCAGAACCGCTCTCCACGATGTCGGCAGCGATGGCCAAGCGGCCAGCCGTCGAACCGACGATGAGGCGGGAGCCAGCGACGGTGGCGCCGTCAACGTTCGCCGTGACGAGGCCGCGCGTGACCACCTCGATGCGGGAGCCGATGGTCAGGGCGCCGGTCGGCTCAGCCGAACGCAGCACCACGCCGACCGCCATCGTGTCGGTAGCGGTGCCGGTGTCGGCCTTGACGATGATGAGGCCCTTGTCGCCGTCGCTGGACTGAGCCAAGTCGAGAGACACGACATCGCCCACAACCACCGTTTCGCCCGCGAGGAAGATCTCGGTGGTGCGGCGGTTGGACGAGGTGACGCCAGCGCCGCCAGCGTCGTTGTCGAGGTACTGGAGCAGGGTGTTCTTGGCCATGATCAAGTCTCCGCGTTGACGAGGATGCCGTGGCCGCTGAGGTTGCTCGTGGCGAGCTGCATGCGGACCAGCAGGTTCTGAGAGAACGCGGCGTAGCCCGAGATCATGTCAGGCTCTTCCAGCGAGAAGAACGCGTCCTGATCGAAGTACACCGTGAACAGCTTGCTGTTCAGGAAGTACATCGACACGGGGGCGGTCGTCGGGGCCACGCGGTCGATGGTGCCGGTGAAGCCCAGGTTGGGCTCGATGTACATCGCGGCGCCGTTGAACTCCAGCCCCAGGCGGCCGGCCATGTTGCGCTGCTCGGTGGCGCTGACGTAGCGCTCCAACTGCTGCAACTCATCCTTGTACAGCCCGTAGGAGAGCGGGCTGGCGAGGATGATGTCGACATCGCCCTCGGGCGCGGTCTGCTGGATGTCGATGAGCAACTGCTGCATCTTCTTGAGGCCGTTGGCCGCGAAGCTGCCGTTCTGAACGTGGTTCTGCCAGGAGAGCGGGAAGCCGCTCTTGGCGATGCCGCCCACGGTGTTGCCCTGCGAGCCGAACGCGGCGCCCTCGAACCAGCCGGTGCCGGCAGCGGCGCTCGTGTCGTTGAGGGTCTGCAACTCGGTCAGCACGGTGCTGTTGCCCCGGATGAGCTGCTTCTCGACCTCGCGCTTGACCATGCCCATCGTCTGCTTGAGGCGCGCTTGAAGGATGTTGACCTTCGCCTGCTCGCCCTTGTTGCTCAGCTCTTCCTTCTTGGTGAGCACGATCGGCGCCACGAAGTCGCACCAGTTGTAGGTCGCGGTGCGCATCGGGTCCTTGACGGCCAGGTTGATGGCCTCGTACCCGGTGCTGAGCTGCGTCAGGGTGGAGTGGTCCGTCAGGATGACGGGGTGGTCCACGTAGGCGCCGCCGTTGACCTTCTCGATGGTGCCGGTGCGCTGCACCGCCTCAAGCAAGGGGATGATGCGGAAGGTGTTGTCGACTTCCTTGTCCCGCAGGATCTGGAGAGTCGACGCCAGAATGTCCTTCTGGATCGGCATGATTGGCCTCTAAACTGGTCAGTGGTGAAGGGGCGTGTCCCGCGGCGGGGGGCCACCTCAGCAGCGTGTCCTGTCGGGGCTGTGAGATGGCAGGAAGGTACTACACGCTCCGCGCCTTCGCAAGCGTTTGGTAGATTTCCCACGCGCTCGCCTTGGGGTCGATGCTCGGCTCCACGCGCCCACCCGCCACGCGCGGGCCGGTCGACACGTTGAGCGCTGCACGCTGGGCAGCCCGGCTCTCCAGCGCCACACGCTTGGCAGCCTCGGCCTCAGCAGCGCGGGACCGGCGCCCCTTGACTGCGTAGTACGCCGTCGAAAGGTCCAGCGCCGCGTTCTGCTTGAGCAGCGCGGCAACCTCCGTGCGGAGCGCCTTGTCGGCGCTCAGGTCAGGATGCTCGGCCATGAAGGACTCGTACCGCTGTTGCGCCTCAGCCTGCTGGCTCTGCTTACGCACCGGCTCCAGCACCTCAGCCAGCCGCCGCTTGACCTCGGCCTCGATGTGCGCCGACAAGCTCTTCGGGTCGAACGGGTCAACCTCTCCAGCCAGCGGGGGCGCCTCCAGCGCCTTGGCAATCTCGGGCGCCACCAGCGCCTTGCGCTGCGCCTCGATGGCCTTCTTCTCGGCCGCCAGCTCCTGCGTCTTGCGCGTCACCATCTTGCGCATCTCGGCCATCGCCCGCTGCACCTCGGGCGGCTGCGACGCGTAGATGCTGTCCCACGATTCCCCCTCTTTCAGCCCCTCAGGCTCAGGCGGCGGCGCCGCCTTGGCCTCCTTCTCGGCGCGGGCCTTCTCGGCGCGCTCCACCAGATCGTTGATCTGCTTCTTCCAGGCAGGCTCACCCGTCAGCGTGGCGCCTTTGTCCTTCGGCGCAGCGGCCTCTGGCGGGGCGCCCTGCTGCAAGCTGGCGAGCGGCGCGCCGCCCTCCGCAGCGGTCGTGGTGGTCGAGGGGGCCGCCGGCGCAACGGCGGGGGTGGTGTCGCTCATCAGGCACGCTCCATCATCAGGCTGTCGGTGTCGTCCTCACCTTCGGGCGCCTCTTCATCGGTCGGCAGGTCGTCCGGCGACGAGGCCATCATCGCCTTGAACTGCTCGTCCTTCGAGAGCGCATCCATCGCGCCAGCCAGCCGCGCCAGCCCGGCGTCGTTCTTGACCTCGCCCACGGGCGGCAGCTCGACGCCCATCTCAGCCGCCGCGTCCGTCGCCATCGCCAGCCCGCGCACGAAGTCGCCGGGCAGCTTGGTCGTGTCGCCGCTGAACTCGGGGTAGTCGCCCGGCTGGCCCATCGCCATCAGCAGGCGGTTGAACGCGCCCACCGTCGCGTTGAGCGCCGACACGCTGAACTTGCCAGTCGGGGCGCCCTTCTCAAACGCATCCGACATGACCTGCTCTTTCTGAGCGCCCACGGCGCGCGCCTCTTCCGTCATCTGCATCGGGTCCATGTTCACTCCAGATCGTGTACGGGGAAAGTCTCGGCCGCCGCGATGGCAGCATCACCAGTCTCGCGCAGCGTGCGCGTGAACGTCGAAACCTGCGCCTCATGGCGCTCGTGCTCGCGCGTGACGCGCCGCATCTCGGCCTCGACCTCGCCGTCCTCCAACTGGCGCAACCCGCGCTGGCGCATCACCGCCTCGCGGTGCTTCTCGTCGCGCAGCGTGACGCCCAGCCCCCGGTCGTGGAAGCCGTCCCACTTGGTATCGCCCCAGGACCATGCGGTGCGCGCCGGCATCGACACGCCCAGCCCCGCGCTCGCGCCGCACCGCTCACACGGCACCGGCTCGATGCGCTCAGCCATCGGGCGCAGTCGCGTTGTCTTGTGGCCCTGGGCGCACCAGTACTCGTAGATCGGCATCAGACCACCCCTCCAGGCGGCAGGACCTCAGCAACCCGCGTCGATCCGGCCGGCATGCCGGCAACCTCTCCAGGCGCAGGGGGCGCCGCAATCTGCGGGCCGCGCTCCATGCCCGCCACGCCCTCGGGCGCCACCGGCGCTGCCATCGCAGGGGGCGCCGCCACCATGTCGGCCGGAAGGTCGAAGGACCGCGCCACCATCGCCAGCAGCTTGTCCGGCGCCACACCCAGCTTCTCCAGCAGCGGCAGCAGCGTCAGCAACTCCTGCTTCCTCACCGCCTCGCTCATCGGCGTGGTGCCCAGGTCGTGCGCGAAGATCTGGAAGTCGGCCAGCAAGTCCGCCGCCTCCATCTGGTACGCCTTGCCCTGCATCTGCACCAGCTCGCTCGTGTCCCCCATCAAGGTGGCCAGCATCACGAGGTACGTGTGCGCCGTTTGCGTGATGCACGCGTCGCGCGCCCGCGCCATGCGCCCAATCTCCGACGCCGTGTAGGCCGCCAGCGCCTGCACCTCGGTCGCGCTCGCCTTGGTCGCCTCGCCCCGCGTGAACGGCGCCAGCACCGACCCGCGCCCAAAGTCTGCGTCGACCTCGGCCAGATACCGCTCCAGCTCCACCGGCACCGGCACATGCGGGATCGGCGCGATGGCCCCCGCCAGCGTCTGCCCCGTGCTCAGCTCCACCTCGATGAACTCGCCGTCGCGCCCTTGCGCAATCT